GGCACTAACGGAGCAGGTGGTGGAGGTGCTGGCGAGGCTGGAAATACCGATGCTGACTGGTATGGAGGTGATGGAGTTTCATCTTCTATAACTGGTTCAGCGGTAACAAGAGCAGGTGGTGGTGCTGGTCGTAATGGTGCTGGCACAGCATATGGTGGCGATGGAGGCGGTGGAAATACTGTTGCTGGTCAAGGTGCAGATGGCACAGTTAATACAGGCGGAGGTGGCGGTGGAAGTGCCAGCGACAAACCTTCTGGTGGCAATGGTGGTTCTGGTGTCGTTATTATCAAATACCCCGACACTCGCACAATAACAGTTGGTGCTGGTTTGACATCTTCTACTTCAACAAGTGGTGGTTTTAGTGTGACAACATTTACCGCTGGCACAGGAACAATTAGTTTTAGTTAGGAAACTTTTATGGCACATTACGCATTTCTTGATGATAATAACTTGGTTACAGAAGTCATAACTGGAATTGACGAAACAGAACTAATTGAAGGCTTACATCCCGAAGTTTGGTATGGTAATTTTCGAGGCCAGCGATGCAAACGCACTTCCTATAACGGCAACATTAGAAAAAACTACGCTGGTATTGGTTATACTTATGACGAACAGCGTGATGCCTTTATTCCCCCCAAGCCTTACCCAAGCTGGATTCTCGATGAGGACACCTGCCAATGGGTAGCACCTGTGGCCTATCCCAATGATGATGTTATATATCAGTGGGATGAAGAAGCTGGTGATTGGGTCGCAATAGTTTTCCAGCAGGAAAACAAGGCACTTAACTAAGTCGCAGGGTAGAAAATGGCTGAGGAAACAAACGGCGTTCGCATAACGCAGCGTGACATCTACGAAAAATTGGTGGAATTACAATCAATTCAGATAGAAATCGTGGCGGATATTCGGAATCTCAAGGATTTGCCTCAACGCATGAATCGAGTAGAGCAGAAACTCGCTCGCATGGAGTGGATTGAGAAGCTGGTCTTTACCGCACTCGGTTCGGGCATCACAGGATTCATTGCAGCACTCTGGGCTTTGATTAGATGAGACATCCCTTCTCAAAGAAACTCATAACCTCACGCTTTGGAACAACGGCGAGGAGGCTCACCGCACACAGGGGGCTTGACTACGCACCGAAAGAAGGCAAGGCGATTCCTGCGGTTGCAGCGGGAACAGTTCAAGCGGTGAAGTGGTCTTCAATACTTGGTCATGTTCTAGTGCAGTCAGCTTGGGATGAGATAAACGGCAGAACTGTTTTCATCGGCTACTGCCACCTTCAGGAAAAGCCAACGCTAAAAGTTGGTGACAGGGTAAAAGAAGGTCAGACAATCGGCAAGGTTGGGAATACTGGTTCTGCATCTAAAGGCGCACACCTACACATGACCATTGGCCCAAGACCAACCTCAGTTTTCTTCGGGGTTGTTTTTGACCCTGAAACCTTCATTGACGAGCGACTAAGTGCCTAGCTGGAAACACCGCAGAAGACTTATTTATTTATCTTTTGCCCTGTCTGCATTCATGATCCTGTTTGGGGCGATTACCTATGAAGCAGATTCATCAGTTAGCCGAGAACTAATCATTGGCGGAGTGGCTTTGATTTCCATCATCCTGACCGCTTATACTGCTTTTGCTACTTACGAAGATGTAAAAACTAGAAAGGCACATGATGAAGATATTTAGTTTAGAGTTCTGGAGCTACGCAGGGGAAAGAGCAATCAAGACAGTTGCTCAGTCTGCAATCGCTGTTCTAGGCACAGGCTCAATTGGGCTGTTTGCTATCGACTGGATTTCGCTTGCATCGGTTTCACTCGGCGCAGGCTTGCTGTCAATCCTGACCTCTGTGGCGTTCAAGAAGGACTAACGCTACTTAGGCCTGTATTTACTGGCTTTTAGCCCTAAGTTTCTTTGATTTTTGTTATCAAGTCGTTATCAAAAGTTACTTGCGCTCATTGCAAAAGAGGCTAAATTTATTCATGTCGGAAAGCCCGACACCGACTCGAAAGGAGTCCCAAATGTCCCAGTCAACACTAACCGCAAAGCAAGACAAGCTAATTGCTGCAATAGCTGAGTGCGACAAGGCTCTTGCTAATCTATACAGCCGCTACTTCGGAGCTGGCAAGCCTTCATTGACCAGTGAGGACTGGGCAGACCACGATGCCGCTGAGGCCAAAATTGAGGCAATGCGCTGGGAGCTAAATAACAAGCTCTTTGCTTTAAAGTGCAGTCGAGGCTAACCAGCCAGACTTTTTAGCCCTCCCTTCGGGGAGGGTTTTCTTTTATCTCAAATCAAAACTAACAATGGTTCTATCGTTCGCTTGGAAGAGTGGCTGCCCAAATCCCATACTTCTGACCCGACTCAACCGCATACCTAAAGCACTCGGCTTTGACAGGGCATGTGTCGCAGAGTCTCTTAGCGATCACAACTGACAGCCTTCGGCGTGTCTCGTCTCGGATTTCCTCCGGGTAGAAAAGCTCAGGGAAGTCCTCGCATGGGACACCGCCAGCGGCGTGAATAGCCTTTAGCAAGCGGTAATGCTTCTGGTCGAAATGTCCCATTGCCCTAGCCTAATTTGAAAATGTCAGACGCAGGGTAGAAACTATGACCATGTTCAAAACACACGCACCTGAAAAGTTCAACAACGCAACCCTACTCGGAGTCTTTGAGGCTGGTTCTGACGAGTGGCACAACGCTCGCAAGGATTCAATCGGAGGCTCAGAGATTTCGACAATCATGGGGCTAAGCCCCTTTGAGTCTGCCTATGCACTATGGGCAAAGAAGACAGGCAAGATACCCTTACAGATTGAGGAAAACTGGGCAATCAGATTCGGCAAGGCGTTTGAGTTGCCGATCCTTCAGCTCTGGTCAGAGGAGCATCCTGAGTATGAGGTCTTCCTGACTGGCACTTACCAAGATGCCCTCATCCCGTTCCGCCACGCTAACCCCGATGCTTTGGCTCGTCACAAAGAGACAGGCGAGTGGATTGTGATTGAGGTCAAAACAGGCCGACAGACTTGGGAAGAGTTGCCCGCTGGTTACTACGCTCAAGTGCAGTGGTATCTCGACATTCTCGGACTGAAGAAAGCCGCTTTAGTTGCAGTCGCAGGAATGACTTGGCACGACTACTGGATTGAGCGTGATGACTTTGAGATTGACATTGCCAGACAGAAGGCGATTGACTTTCAGGCTTGTATGTTCGCCGACCAGCGACCTGAGTGGGATGGCTCGGAGTCAACTTATGAGGCCGTTCGTTATCAGCACCCGATGATTGACGAGACAGAGGTTGAGATTGACTCGCTACACTACCTGTCAAACGCACAGGCAAAGTATGACGAGGCTGCCGAAGAGTTGCGCCTAATCAAGTCACAGGTTCTCGATGCAATGGGTCGAGCTAAACACGCCTACATGGAAGTTGACGGACAGAAAGTTCGCATAGCATCGAGGCAGGCAAAGGGAGAAGGTCTCCCCTATCTAGTAGTCAAGAAGGGAAAGAAATAATGGCAAGGTTTGACCTAACACAATATGCAACTGTCGCTGAGAGATTGGCTCAGTTTCACACCGACTATCCAGACGGCAGAATCACAACCACATTGGTTGAAAGCAAAGACATGGGCAACGGCAAGACGCAATGGGTTGTGAAAGCTGATGTTTTCCTAACGGCTGGAGACCAAGCTAATTTTCTTCCGAAGGGAACTGGTTTCGCTGCTGAGGTTGACGGCACAGGCGGAGCAAACAATGTCGCAGCACTTCCCAATGCAGAGACTTCTGCAATCGGTAGAGCCTTGATGGTGATCGGTTACGCAATGAATAAGAACAACTCACTTGCAAGCAGGGAAGAAATGGAAAAGGTTGCAAGGATGGATTGGCTCGAAAGAGCTGGTAGTCTTGGCACAATTGAAGAACTGCGAGACCTTTATGCACAAGCTAAAGCCAACAACGCTTCTCAGGAAGTCCTAGAAGGGTTGAAACTTTATGCTCAGCGATTTGAAGAGAGCCAAACTCCAAGAGCTGGAGGAGGCGTATCTGGTGGCAAGGTTTCGAGGACAGGAAAGTGAAGCTCAGTTCTGGAACAGGGAACTCATCGAGCTTCTGTTAGGGGTGTTGAGTGATACAGGAAATCCAGAAACAACTAGCGGAACTGATAGCGGAGAACTCTAAGGGTTCGACTGCGCTGTTCGAGGCTGAGAAAGCTTTAGCCGAAGCCGAGTATGACTTAGACCTAGCCGAGCAGAAGGCTTACATCAAAGCTGCCGGCACAGTCCGAGACCGGGAAGCCATCGCCAAACTTGAGTCGGCTGATCTGAGGCTGGCTAGGGATTTGAGGAAGGCCGAGCTTAACCGCATACGCCAAAAAATCAAAGCTATCGAAGTCGGTAGCATGGTCCTGGCCACGCAAGCCAAACTGATGTCCCAAGAAAGCCGTCTGTGAAGCGACAGGAGGCTCTTAGACGGGCTGTCGAGGCTCACCCCTACTGCCCCCACTGCGGGGCTACAAATGGCCTACAAACGCATCACAGGGCTAATAGAGGCATGGGTGGCTCGAAGGCTATGGATAGGTTTGATAATTACCTGCGTGTTTGCCCTGAATTGAACTTTGCGATGGAGTCCGATCCTGCAATGGCTACCGAGGCCAGAGACATGGGCTGGAAGCTAGGCAAGTGGGATGGCTTTGACACGCCGTATTTTGACAGGGTTCAAATGAAGTGGTATCTATTGACTGAGGCAGGGGAGAAGAAGGAAACCGACCCTCCTAATTACTTGATCTAAGAAAGGGCAAGAATGCACATCGAGGAATTAGCACTCAAGATGCGAAACAGGGCAATCAAAATCGCCGAAGACGAAGTTCGCAACGGCAATCTAAAAGAAAAGCAAGAGAAACTTTTAGAACAGCGCAAAATTGAAAACCTGCAAAAGCTGTATTTCAATGCAGGTCGTTGGGCTGGCGGAGCAAGAGACCGCAATGCTAAAGAGGCGTTTCAGAGAGTATCGCTGCTGTCATGAAAATCGGTTCTTTGTTCTCAGGTTACGGCGGTCTTGACCTAGCCGTTATGAAAGTGACAGGCGCAGAAGTCGCTTGGCATTGCGAGTGGGATGACGCACCTGCAAAGATTTTGGAGAAACATTTTCCCGGAGTGCCAAACTACCGAGATGTTACAAAGGTTGACTTCACGCAAGTTGAACCTGTTGACATCCTCACCGGAGGTTTTCCTTGTCAAGACTTGTCATTAGCAGGCAAGCGGGCAGGGCTAAAAGAAGGAACGAGATCAGGACTCTGGTCAGAGTTCGCAAGAGCAATACAAGAAATCAAACCAAAGTTAGTTGTTATTGAAAATGTCAGGGGATTACTAAGTGCAAAAGCCGATAATGGAATGGAATACACAGAAGAAGATTTGGCAGTTATCAACGGCCGACCAGTTATTAGAGCAATGGGAGCTGTTCTCGGAGACTTGGCCGACATCGGGTATGACGCAAGATGGACAGGTGTTCGAGCTTCAGACGCAGGCGCACCTCACCAGCGGTTCAGAATTTTCATCATTGCCTACCCCAAACACAATGGATGGGTTGCCACCTAGAAGTGGCGAGGCTTTAGAGAAGACTAGACGCCGAGGTGATACTCAACGCAAGCTATCAACAATCACAAACTTGCGTGAAGCAGTAATTCACAATCTTCCTACACCGAAAGCTCAAGAACCGGGTAGCACTTCACTAGGTTATGGAGATTCGCTAAATGATTTTGCACAAAGAGTTACTAAAGGATATGCCAGAAAAGATTTAGAGCTCTTACGCTCCCCAACCGCTAGTCAGGGTGAGGGTGGGGCTTTAGGCGAGGAAACTGCTAGAGCAAGAGGTAACACAGTTGGCATTCGTGATCAGGCGATGGACATTGCTGCCTTGAACCTCCTACCAACAACAAGAACCTCAATGGCGAACGGCGCAAGTCAGAAAGAGTTGGATGCAGGTAATCCAAAAGGAAGACTTGAAACTGTTACCAACTGGGGAAAGTTTGAACCTGCTATCCGCCGATGGGAGGAAACCATTGGCAGACCTGCTCCGGCACCGACTAAGCCAGATGGCAAAGACGGCAATCACAGACTGTCGTCAGCCTTTACAGAATGGATGATGGGCTTGCCAGAGGGCTGGATTACTGAGGTCGGGCTGAAGCGCAATGAGGAGCTGAAAGCTTGTGGCAATGGCGTAGTTCCCCAACAGGCTGAGCTTGCATTGAGAATCCTGCTTGAAGGCATCGAAATTGAAGCCCGGGGGGGTCAGGTGAACTTGCCAACTCCAACAGTTAGTGACACTTTTACAGACAACCTAAGAAGCACGCAACAGAAAGAGGGTTCTATGCATTCTGTTACCCTGCCACAAGCGGTAAGGATGATAGCCAATGAGCATTGAGATTATGAACGCAGTTTGGCGTGAGTCCAAAGCTGACGGCAGAGCAAGACTGGTTCTTCTAGCAATAGCAGATCATCAGGGTGAAATTGGCGCATGGCCTTCGATTAGGCGATTGGCTCAGATGGTTAATTCTTCTGAAAGAAGTGTTCAGCGAGACATTCAGTATCTTCAGAAAATCGGAGAGCTAAGGGTTGAGGTTCAGAACGCACCGACTCAAGGTCAATACAAATCTAACCGCTACTGGGTCACACTTCCAAGCACCGCAGGGGTGACAGAATCGCAGTCAGGGGTGACAAATAGAGCGTCAGGGGTGACAGCAGATGGCGTGCAAACCCTTATAGAACCATTACAAGAACCAACATATGCGAGTAAGGAATTGTTCAATGAATTCTGGAACGAGTATCCGAGAAAGGTTGATCGAGGCAAGGCACTCAAAGCATTCAAGTCAGCACTCAAAAGAGCAAAGTTTGAGGACATACTTGCCGGGGCAATTGCCTACCGCAATGATCTGACACGCAAACCTGAGTTCACAAAATACCCGGCAACATGGCTCAATGCTGACGCTTGGGAGAATGCCGCAACACTTCCAGAGGTCAAAGCCGCCAATGAAGCTCGCAGGGCAAAAGAAAAAGAACAATCCGATGCTTTTTTGCGTGAGCAGGAAGAAATAGCAAAACAGTCTGTCCCACTAACACCTGAGCTAAAGAAAAAGCTAGGCTTATGAGGTGCAGAAACTTTGTCCTCGCTGTGGTCTAGTATGGGAAATACTCTTGACCCGCAAGAACCCCGACACCTGTCAATCTTGCAGGGCAAGGAAACAAACAAAGATAGGTGATTGTCTGATTTGGCAAGGAAACTATGCCGAGGATATGGTCACCCCAATAAGAGAAGACGGCAGTCTCGTTATGAAAGGCGAGAGAACCTGCGGTCACCAAGATTGCGTCAATGAGGCGCATAGAAAGGCAACACAATGAGAGTAAAAGCAACAGTCGAGGTCGCAAGACTTATTCCTTCTTACGGCTTCAAGGGTGTCGAGAAATACAAAGATAAAAAGGGCGAGGAGCGCACTCAATGGGTGACAGTCTGGACTAAGGAACAGGTAAGAGAAGGGGAAACCCTAGAAGTCTCAGGTGACCTGTCGGTCAAGATTGAGAGCTTCACAGGGCGAGACAATGTTCCCAAGCAAGTCGCTGCAATAAACATAAACAACCCGACCATCACCAGATCGGAAATGCCCTTCTAAACTAGAGGGGTGATTGAACTTCATGTTTACGGCAGACCGACCCCTCAAGGGTCTAAGCGTGTATTCAACGGCAGGATTGTCGAGGCTCAATCAGCTAACCTAAAAAAGTGGCGAGCGGCTATTGAAGATGCTTGTCAACCATTCACCAACCAGAACATCCATCTCGGTCCTATTCGGGTCGAGGTGGATTTCTTTTTAGAGAGACCTAAGACTGTGAGGATAAAAGATCGGGCGTTGCCAATAGTGCCGCCCGATCTCTGACCGCCCGATAAGCTCCTCCGGGGCTGTCTCGATGGCATAGGGCAATCAGGCCTCATTTGGGGCGATGACTCGCAAGTTGTCGAGATTGCAGCTCGCAAGTTCTATAACGATGACCGAGAAACAGGCGCAATTATCAGGGTTTTGCCTTTATAACGGCATTTATAACGATTAGGTCACAATAGCGGTTTTCCCTTCCCCTGCCCCCATGTCTGGGCTAACCTGTTTCTTGTCAAGGCAAGAAAGGAAAGAAAACCATGACAACAACAATCGGACAATACACAAGCAACAACCGCCAGAGCTTCAACGGCACTTACACAAACAAGCAGGGCAACCGAGTTTTCTTAGCAGAAGACAACTGGCTAGTTATCAGAGACAGAGATGTCAAAAGAACTGATTGGTATTACTTTGGCAAGCTCTTTGTCAATGGCCAACTAGTAGATGCTGAATACGAAATTAGTGAGCGCAGACTCAACCAATGGTTTTCAAGAAAGGTGGGGGCTTAGGCCCTCACCCCGGGAGGGGCAACTAATGGACTTACTAGGACTTGCATTCTGCGTTCCGTTTTTTATCGCCGCACTAATGGCACACTTCGGAGTCAACTTCTCTGAAGACAACTACGACACAGGGGAAAAGAAATGACAGTAGAAGAATTTAGAAACCATGTTGATCGCCAGATTGACCTTTACGGCATGGCTCAATTCAGCAGAGGATTTGAATCCTGCATCGAAGCTCTCGAAGAGCTTTCTAACCACGCACACAACAAAGGCAACCCCGCACTAGCTGACGCATTGCGTTGGGCTGCTAAAGAACTGATGGGAGAGAACGCATGAGAGCAACTTGGAGAGACATCAAGTTTTGGATTGCAGACCGACTCTTTGAATACGAACTTGACGAGGCTTTTCGTCATGGCATTCAGGAGGGCGCACAATACGCAACCACTTGGCTGTCAATGAGAACTCAGCTCATGGCTGACCGAGTCAAGATGACTAAGGTCGAGCGCAAGGGCTATGACAAGTGCCTAGACATCATCAAAGACGAGCGCAAAGAGATTTCTTTGAGGACAGGGGCAAAGCTGTGATGACTATCACTCTATGGACCAAGCCAAACTGCGTTCAATGCGAAACCACAAAGCGTGAGTTCGACCGCAGAGGCATCATCTACAAGACACGCCGACTCGACAAGTCACCGAAAGCTGTTGACAGATTCCTTGAGCTAGGACTGACATCAGCACCGATTGTTGAGACGGATGACCGCCGCTGGGGTGGATTCAGGCTAGAGAAAATCAAGAGCCTAGAAACACACTTGAAGAACGAGCGGGCGCATGGGATCAATGTTCCGCTAGAACCAATCCGCCAAGTGGCAGATGAGGTGAGCGAAGATGCTTGAATACATCCTCATATTGTCGGTGGTCAATACTTTACTGATAGCAATACTGTTACTAAAAACGAAAGCAGGGGAAGATGACTAACAGCGAATTTCAGGAAACAATCCACAAGGCTTGCATGGCAGCCTTCAAGACAGGGGTAAAAGAAGGCAGAAGGCTAGAAGCCGAACGCTTTTGGAAGGCCATAGACTTGAACTCAACCTTCAACGACATAGGTGACTTCATCTATCTCGATGATCTAAAAGACGGCCTAGAGGAAATAAAGAATGTCAAGGTGTCCTGATGTTGTCAAAATTGGATTCCAGCAATACCGCATCGTTCAACTCACCTCAAAAGATGACCCACTACTCGCCGATTCAAGTGCAGGTTACACACAAGATTCCCGAAACATTATCGTCATTGACAGAGAGCTTGGAGAGAGCA